ATTAGGAATTTTATTACCATTGTCATCATGTGTTTTCCAACCATACCAATTAGTTCCATTAAAAGTGTGTAATGCTTCTTGAAAATAATCTATATCCATTATGTGTCTCCCAATTTAGCGAACGTAAATTCATTGCTTTCATTATTTGATGTACTACCAGCTACTCTAACATCATATTGAGCCTCTGCCGTAAATTTGACTTTAACATTTGACGTATCTGTAACATCAATTAAGGTAGTACAGCTTAAATTTTGATAAGTTCCATTTGATATATATTTCATAGAACCATTTGATCTTGAAACCATAGCATAACTTGCATTATTTGGAGAACCCGGCCAAGTAGAACCATAAACTTGTGGTTGAGGAACTACATTTGTAAAAGAACCACCAAGTCCTGTTCCCCTCGTGCCAGATACAACTGAATTTGTACCATTTGTGCCAAAAATTTCTGTTATATGTGATGATGATACTTTTGGATTTGGAACTTGGTGAAAAGTAGACAGATTTGTACCTGCACCATATGTTGTTCCATTAGTCATCACTAATGTTACACCACTAGGTACTCTAGCGTAATATCTACTTCTTGCGTCTGGATGTCCTTGTGCTTGATGTGTAGTAAATGAAACAGTTTGATTTGATTGGTTTGTATTAGTTGTAGATACTGTTGTTGCTACATTACCTGTCATTCTTGTTAAATCTGTTCCACCTGTACTTGATGGTGTAACAGTTACACTTCCAGTTCTTGAGCCAGAAGCAAATGGCAATGTTCCACCACTTGATATTAAGCCACCACCTTTAATGTCAACTGTACCTGTGCCATTATATACAATAGGTGTAGATGCAGTACCTGTGCCAGATGCACCTAATAAATTTCTATTGTTCATATCAAGAATAATTTTGGCATGATTTGCATTGTTATTAATAGTTAGAGTGCCTGTAATATCTGCAGTTAATCTGTAAAATTGTACAGGAAGGGCATCTTTTGAACCTGCCTTTGTATTTAAAGTTCCTGCAGTATCAACTGTTGTAAAACCTAAATTAGATATAAAAGGTACAGACATTTTATACTCCTTATGATTTAACTGTTTCTACAAAACTAAATTTACTACTACCCTGATAAAAAGCTGAAGCAAATTCTACTGCATTACCAAGACTTAACCCTTGTGAATTAGAAGGATAAGCTAGGGTCAAAGTGTTATTAGATGTGTCTATTTTATCAACAACAATAAATTGACCTACAGCTAAACTGCCCTCTGCAAGAGTTAAAGTAATATTACCACTTGTACAATCTACTCTTTGATAGATAGATTTTGCAGAGCTTGGTGTCAAAGTGCTTGTTGATGTAATAGCTGATGGAGCACTAAAAGAATTTGCATTATAATATGTGCTCATATCTGTAACTGCAACTTGTTTCATTGTGCCATCATCATTAAATACAACTCTGTCTGCGTCTGCTACAGTTGTAGAAGTTGCAGAAGTTCCACCATCCATGATATTTAATTCAGCACCTGTAGATGTTATTGCTGTACCACCTAGCCTTAATGAAGCAATATCTAATGCATCAGTTGCATCTGTTACTTTTGCACCACTACCTGCACCATCAGCATATATAATTTTTTTACTGCCATTAGCTATAATAACATTGCCACCAGAACCTTGTGTAAAAGTCACTTGCTGTCCACTAGCATTTTCGACAATATAAAATTTATCTTGTGTATTAGGTGTTATGGTAATTGTGTGAGCACCAGAAGGAGAGCCTGCTAAGACTAAAACCTTGAACATACCATCTGTCAATGTACCATCAGTAGTTGTTAAATTAGATGTTGTTCCAGATAAAGAAATTGCACCTACACCACTTAAAGCTCTATCAATAATATCTAAATTAAGATTTGTTGTATTACCCCAAGTACCTGCTTGTTCTCCTGAACCAATTTTTTCTATGGCATTATTGCCTGTGTATGTACTAGCCATATTAGTCTATCCTTATGATACCAGTAGCTCCCGCTGCAGGAAACACAATTCTAAATGTTCCAGATGCAACTGTGAAATCACCTCCAAAAGCCAAAACTGCTATAGCTTTGTCACTATTAGTGCTGTTGTATATTAGAGCACCATTAGCTGTAAAAGAAGCTGATGTCCAAGTTGGGTCATCTGCATCAAAGTGTGCTGTTGTTCCTGTAGTAGAAACTGCTTTATTAGTTAATGTTACTCCACCTGCTGTATACCCTGTGCCAGATATTTCATTTGATGTAGAGTACGCTGTTGTTCCTGCACCTAAATTTGCACTACTTGTATATAATGCAATTTTTAAAGTATCAGCAACTAAATCATGTCCTTCATCTAAAATTTCAGCCTTAAATGAAGTGCACATTGCTTGTTGAATAGCCATAATTTACTCCTTATATTCCTGCTTCGTATTCACTAGCATAGTTTCTAGCCATTTCTTGTTGAAACAATGCTATTGCTTCATCAAACTGACCTTTATACAAGTTTACAGTATCTGGAGCTTTAAGAAAAGTAGAAGTTTCATAAAGGCAAGCAGATAATAAAACTTGCTCTGCATTATCGCCAATCCAACTATTAGCGTTATTGGCTGATAATCCTGTTTCTAAACCTATAAAATCTACCTCATAACTTAATGTGGCAGATGGTACAGGACTTACTAAAATTTGTATACCAGAAGTAGTAGCATTTTTTGTTGCATAAAATTCTGGGTCTCCTTGTGTTGTTACATTAGGACTAAAATCTCTGATGTAACTATCTGTTCTGTGTTTAAGAAAAATCACATTGCTTGAACTATTTGTAAATTGCACCTGTCTTATCATTCGTGCATTTGCCACATCATATGTGGCTGTTCCTATAACAAAATTACTTGACAAAGTTTGTCTAAAACAAGGCAAATTAGGCAATCTTGAAAAAATCATACTTTCAGCTTGTTTAATTATTTCTGGTATTGATGTGTCTAACTCTGTGGAATCATCTTCTATAAATCTTTGTATACTTGTTTTTAACTGTGTAAAGTTCATTTAATTACTCCATGTCTGCTCATTCCAAGCACCCTCATTCCAACCTGCGTTTACAGAGGCTTCTTCATTACCTACTCTACCTAATCCAGAAACACCAGATAATATTTCTACAACTGTGTCAAGTGAGACACTACCTACTGCACCAGTACCTGCCTGTCCTGTCATTGCTGATGTATCTATAGAT